GTCTATGTAGAAGCATCTCATGGGTGTTGCTCATTCAGAGGTGTAAATGCTTTTAATAGCGCTACTCAAACGTCTGTAGTTTACGGTGAGTTTGAAAAGCTCGAAGTAAAGAACGAGTTCTTTCAACAGATTCAAATTCAGAAAAATACGACAGGTCTATATTAATGGTTTGGTACGCTAACTCTCAAGGTCGCTACGGTTCATCTGGAGCTAAGGGCGATCTAGGTGAAATGATAGTAAAGCAGTATTGCAAAGATAACAATATCTTATTTGAAGACAAGAATGATATTGTTAGTCAAGTCCATTTAAAGATCGATTGCTTAATCGAAAAAATACCTGTCGATGTAAAGTCAAACTATTTCAAGGGATACTTAGCGGTAGAACTTGAAACTAAAAATGGTAAACCTGGCTGGTTATATACTACTACAGCTAAAGAAATATATGGTGTAGATACAGAAACGCGCTCTATCTTTCGCTATAAAGTAGATGATATGATAGAGTACGTAGAACGTAATATAGAGCGAGCAAAGGTCAGTAAAAAAGGCGACGTATTACTATGGGTTGCTACCGGACATGATTTTATTGAAAGCATCCAATAAAACATATTGACTTTATACTCAAAATGTATATAATGAGTACATAATAGAACAAGGAAATTATTATGTCTAAGCTAATCTTCCATGAAGCTCCTAATAGCATTTTCGCTCAAGTACAAGAGATGACTGACGGCGATTACTGCTTGGTGCATCTCATGGACGAAAATGAAACCTATCGTGATCTATTCCTGGAGTCATCATCCTACGGGAATCATATTATGCTTGATAACTCGATCTTCGAGTTAGGTGAAGCTTACGATAGTGAACGTTATCACCACTGGATCAATGAACTACGTCCGGAATATTATATTATTCCAGATGTACTCAATGACGGTAAGAAGACGTTGGAGCGAATGGAAGATTGGTTTACTAAGTATTCTGAAATTCCAGCATATTCAAAGCCCATGGCGGTAGTACAGGGAAGCACATATGAAGAACTTTTTAACACCTATACAAAGATTGCGTTTGATGATCGAATTGGTAAGGTGGGAATCTCTTTTGATTCTTCTTGTTATCTTAACGATCCTACTGCTCCAGCTGGTCTAAGTACAGAAGCTCTTTGTATGCGTGGACGGTCTAGGTTTTTGTCCATGCTAGAAGAAAAGAATAAGGCTAACCGCAATAAGCCACATCACTTGCTTGGATGTTCTCTCCCTCAGGAGATGTATTTCTATCAACAACTCTCTTGGGTTGAGTCAGTCGATACAAGTAGTCCGGTAGTAAATGGACTACTCGGCAACAAGTATAGTGTAACTGGTCTTGAGACAAAGCCTAGTGTTAAGTTGTTTACGCTTATTAATGACGAAGTACGTGACGATCAATTAAGCATTATTAAGTATAATATTATGATGTTTAGGAATTTTTGCGGCGTATGAAATGGATCGCACTCTTCTCACAATCAGGTAAGGAACTATATCATCTAACACAGAATCTTGGTGTTTGTCCTGATATAACTCTTACTAATAATTTTAAAACTGTGACTTGGTGCGAAGACATTCATAGAGTGCCACGCGTGGCGATGATGAAGTCTAATGATATTCATCATATGTTAGCAGAGCGCCAAACCTGCATAATTACTATGCATGGTTATACACGTATTCTACCCGATGAAGTAACCAAGAAGCATTTGGTATTCAACGGCCATCCTGGTGATATTATCAAGTATCCTGAGCTTAAAGGTAAAGATCCTCAACAAAAAGCTCTGGATATGAAATTGCGATCATCAGGTACAGTCATTCATAGAGCTACTCCTGAGCTTGACGGAGGTGATATCTATATGTTCAAGCGTGTAGATATTGAATATAATTGGGATATAAAAACTCTTTCCGATCATCTTCGTAGTGCCTCTGTTGAGCTCTGGACTATTTTTATGAATGATCTATTATGGCAATATAGACATACAAGAGGTGGTATATGAAAATTGGATTAGCAGGAGCTCATTCTGTAGGTAAGACTACTCTATTGAATGCTCTACGATCTGAAACATGCTTCAAGCATTATAAGGTATGCGATGAAGTAACTCGTCAAGTACGTGCAATGGGTCTTAATATCAACGAGGGTGGTGATGATAAGACTCAGCATATGATTATGCTTAAGCATCTAGAAAATGTATTCATGAATAATAACATGATTACAGATAGAACTGCTCTAGATTGCTTGGTATATACTAGGTACTTGTGGAAGAACGGTAAAGTAAGTAGTAATACTTCGAATTATATTGTTGAGATGTTTAGTAAGATCTGGCATTGTTATGATATTGTATTCTATATTGAGCCAGAGTTTGATATGGAAGATGATGGTGTAAGAAGTACGGATATAACTTTCCGTGACGATATCGTAAATGAATTCAAGCAAGCAATTGCTGAGTTGCAATTGCATAAAGATAGTTTTTTCTACCTTACAGGTAGTGTTGTAAATAGAGTCAATCGAGTCAAAGAAATCTATGAAGGAATGCAATATGGTGGATACGGTAAAATCTGAGATTGAAAAAATTGCAAGTATGCATTTGGGAAAGGCAGGAGATGGCACGGTTGTAAAGCCATACGAAACTCCTGATAGCCGAGATCCTTCTCTACTAGTACCTATTCCGCGGCATCTAAATCGCACAGGGTACGGTATTACAGATAAGGATTTCGTCGGTCATGATGTATGGAACTGTTATGAAGTATCATTCCTAACACCTAATGGCTACCCTGTTAATGGTGTTCTAGTATTGGAATATCCCTCTGATAGTCCTAATATCGTTGAGTCCAAGTCTCTCAAGTTGTATCTCAATTCATATAATATGATGAAGATCGATCCTCGTGAAGAAGACTATTATGCCAGCGAAAGTATTATCTGGACATTTGAAGAGATGGTTGCTACTGATATCTCAAATGCCCTATATGGCGACGATGAGCGAAGCAAAGGTATCTTTAGCCCTGTTCGTGTATGCTTTTATCCTAATAAGCTAAACCATACTCAACAAGAGTATTTTGATGTTCAGTTTATGACGATTGAAGATATTGTTGATGTCAATAAGATTGACTTTGATATCTTCAACGAAGATCCCAAGACTCTTGTAATTACTAATACTGCTGGCGATCTACAGCGTTATCATACTAGTGCACTACGTTCGAACTGCCGGGTAACTAATCAGCCGGATTGGGGTGATGTGTTTATTCATATTAAAGGTCAACTATCAGTAACACCAGACAGTCTATTAAAGTATATTGTATCGCTTCGTAAAGAGAATCATTTCCATGAAGAAATTTGTGAGATGGTTTATAAGCGACTACAAGATCTATTAAAGCCAGAAGAACTATTTGTGGCTTGTTTGTATACTCGTCGTGGTGGTATTGATATCAATCCCATGCGTGCTAGTAGTGATGCAGTGTTTGAACGAATTGTAAACCGTACTGGTTTAATGAAAAAGACGATGAGGCAGTAAAATGACAAATTGGCCAAATAGTGACTCATACATGTATGGTGCTTCTGATGGACAGCCTAGTCTATTAGAAGTAGCATCAATCCCTGAATATAGTGATTATGTTTCAGGATATACCATGGATGATGTACTTCCAAAGAAAGAATCAGTTAATCATCCCGAACATTATAATCCAGGAGTATATGAAGCTATTAACGTAATCGAGCATTATAATCTTGGCTTTCATCTAGGAAATAGTGTAAAATACATTTTACGTGCTGGTAAGAAGCATAGCAATGTCAAGGAAGATATTGAAAAGGCAATTTGGTATCTTCAAAGGTATAAGGATTCACTATAATGGCTGATCTTAAATCTGCTCTAGGAAGTCTACCTGATGGTGGTGGCGCTGTAGTCGTACTATCAGGAGGCCTAGATAGTACTGTAGCGATGCGACTATGCGTAGAAAAGTATGGTCGTGAAAATATAAGAGCGCTGACCTTTTATTATGGTCAAAGACAATCCATTGAGATTGATAAGGCTCGCGCTTCAAC